TCATACGCACAAGACAGGATTCGTGCTGGGCAATTAGAATGTGCGAACGCTATCGGTGGTGCTACCACCGTTGAGTTTGGCGTTGTCGGCATTATAAACCAGAACGGACCATATAACAGCCTCTACGGAGGAGGTTATGAAGATCCCCCAGGATATGATTCTGATGGATTGGTCAAGGATGTTGGGGTTTATGCGAAATTAACTATTCCGCTTGATAAACCCAAAGAGCGTCTGAACTGTAACACTCTCTATAAGCTGGAACTGGAAAGAAGAAGACTAGAGATACAAAGACTACAAGCAGAGGTCGCTCAGCTACGCAATTTGCGGTTTGCTGACGATGAGGAGTAAAAAATGGCAGAGGTAGAATTTGGAGGAATGACATTCAAGGGTGGCAAGATGATGGTCTTGCTCACGGCATTGTCCACATTGGGCGGTGCAACTTGGGGTGCGTTCGAGTTCTATAAAGACTATATGGATATGAAGGAGATAATCCAGAATATCGATACAGACGCTATAGCAGCACGAAACGATGTCATCGAAACAAAACTAGATGAAGCGATAGATTACTCAAGAAGCATTAAGAACGATCTGAGAGATGACTTCAATCGGATGGAGAAGAATGTCGATCGAATCGAAGACCAGAATCGGAATATGGAAGATAAAGTCAAAGATATGATTGACAAGGCGACTGAACGTTTTGACAATCGTAGAGAGAGTTTACAGACAGACACGGAGATTAAAATTACTGCCGTTGAAAAACGCTTAAATGATAAGATCCAGAATGTGCTGAACAACCCTCTCGCTGACTAGATAGGGAGTACAGACTCATGCGTGTTAAAGTAACGTTTGTTAATGGAGGCACGATTAGTGGTAGGTTAAGTGGGGACGATGAGGTTTATACCACATTGAAACCCAAGGACGTAATCCCTTGGGTTATGAACGACGATAGAAAGTTCATTCCTTTTACCCAACCGAGTGGTATTGAGGTTCATTTGAACAAATCAAATATCGCTTTAATCGTGTTAGATGAGGAGGATTAAATGGAACGGGAATTCATTTCCCGCGAAGTTTTATATAAGACCCAGTTCATGCTTATGTGTAGCATTGGACTAAACATAGGACTATTACTTGGTTTTGTAATAATCTGACTCAGCGGGAGGGGGACTTTGGTCCCCCTTTTTTTAAAAGGAATGCTACTATGAAAAAAAATGTGTTATTAATCGGATTAATATTTACGATGCTGAGTCTAAGTCTAGATATTAAAGCAGACAACTCAACTTACATCGAGATGAAGTCCGAGACAAGTTTTAACGACCAGTTTCATCGTGGTGATACCACGAGCCACACACGATTAGGTTTCGAGAAGAAAACCACATTCGGTAAGGTTTATATTGAAGGTGGGCACATGACGGGTGGTTCATCTTGGGAAGCAGGATACAAGTTTAAATGGGATAAAAACCTCACTATCAAAGGTAAATTCGAAGGTAAGAACGCCTCTCAGTTGAAATCTAAATTAGAAACAGAAATTCGTTACACTTGGTGATATAAATACTCCCAGATGTATTTTGTGAGTATTATATGTGTTGTGGTAAATATAAATGATAATTGATTGTTTTTTATTTTGTGATGAATTAAAGATGCTAGATTTCAGACTAGCTGAGTTAAACGATCATGTAGATTACTTTGTTCTTGTTGAATCAACAACATCTTTTTTAAATAAACCTAAAAGTTTATATTTTGAAGAGAACAAAGCGCGATACGCCAAATATTTACATAAAATACATCACGTAGTTATTGATCCTATATTTAAACACAACCCTCTAACGAAAGCCGAATGTAATCTGTGGCAAATATATCATCGTCAACAACAAATCACTGGAGCGTTACAGGTTTCTAATAATAGTCAAGACATAATTTTCTATGGTGATCTAGATGAAGTGTGGGATGTTCGTCAACTTCCTGAAATACTTAATGGTTCCTTTCCGGTCAGATTACAGGGCCATTGGTATGTTTGGGATCTAGAACATAGATTAATTATGCCCAAAGGGATGAAATCTGACTATATTGTAGCAGTAAACCCTGCAACAGTTATGGAAAATCCGGCAATTAATATTAGAGGTGATCGGTCAAATGCGATAGAGAAATTTCGATACATTAAGAATAGTAGTTGGCATTTAAGTTGGTTTGGTGGAGAAAAACAGATAACTAACAAAGTTGCTGGGGGACTTGGATTAGACGGTTTTAGAATCAAGCATAAAGAAGACCAACCACTACTGGCCAGCATTGATCGTTATAGGAAAAAAAGACCTCCTTTGATGCCTACAAATCAACCTTTAGGTATTGAATATATACCTATAACAGAAAATGATTTTTTACCGATCCACTATAAGATGCTACTTGATGAAACTATTCGAAACACTAAACAGTAAAAACTTTGAACTATATGCTGCACAAAATTACTATAACCCGAATTGTATAGACGTTGAAGAGTTTGAGGAAGATATCAAACGATTCAAGTATTTAAAACGACTAATCACAAGGTATACTGAAACTGGCGTTTTATCTGTTAATTTAATTCTGAACCACCTTATTATAATTTTCAATGTATTTGGTTATGAAGCAGGACTACGAATGATCGAATATAAATTCAAGGCTGAACAATTTAAATTTATCAAACCTTTTTTAATTCACCTTAAAGTTATAGAAAATGATAAATATACAGGTATACCGATGGATAAAAATGTCATAGAGGCGTTGAGGAACATATAGTGTCATTAGCTAGTAGAGCAGGAGATTTATACTACACCTTTAGGTTTGTAAAACTTTTAACAACGCCTTGGGAAGAAACTGATGCTGTAAAGTTAGGTATTCTAGATTCTAAAGGTAAAAGGATCAAAGGCAAAAAAATATCAACGAGTGATGAAAAGGATGCTTACACAACATTCCATCGTTTGGTATTCAACATAAAAAGGTTACTCAACAAGTTCCCAGGCGGTTCAAGTACAATTTCAAGTTATGCAGCTGCATTGGTTCTTTTAAGAGAAGAATTTAATATAACCGATAAAGGCATAGAAAAGATATTGAAGGACTGTGAATTAAATTCTGATGATTTTATTGCTGAACAGAATGGTTGGTATGTATTACAAGATAAAATGTTATCGCCTGGAATTTATAGGGTTCGTGAAGAAAAACTTACAAAATCTTTTACTGAAATAAACGCCAAAGATAAAATACGGGTCTTAGATCAAACATATCCGGTAACCTCTTTTTTCGGTTTAGATGTTTACGAAGCAGTTCATATGAACAGTAATCAACTGGTATATATTACGTTAGGAGAAATTTATAAATGAAAACGTTCAAACAAATGTTCGATGAAATGATGACTACTGGTGATGCTGGCATTCCGCAAGACACCAAAGATATGGGCCCGAAGAAAAAGAAAAAATATGCGGTATTAACTCGGAACTATATAGAAGTGAACGGAAAAAGAAAAAAACAATTTAAATAATGGCATATTCTGAACAAGTGATGGATCATTACGAGAATCCTCGTAATGTTGGTAAACTAGATAAAGATGCAGATGATGTCGGCACAGGTATGGTCGGTGCACCGGCCTGTGGTGATGTTATGCAGTTACAGATTAAGGTGAATGAGAATGGAATTATCGAAGATGCTAGGTTTAAAACCTACGGATGCGGAAGTGCTATCGCGTCTTCCTCCCTCCTTACCGAATGGGTTAAAGGTCGCAGTCTTGATGAAGCTGGGAGCATTACCAACTCCGAAATTGCAGACGAACTTGCCCTCCCACCCGTCAAAATCCACTGTAGTGTCCTTGCAGAAGATGCGATCAAGGCGGCAATTGAAAATTATAGGATGAAAAATGTTTAAAATATATTTGATGTTCGCAGTACTTGCGGCAGGCGGTGCTGCGTTTGCATATCATCAGGTGACTGTATCGGGTCTTCAGGCCTCTGTTGCTCAATTAGAAGCAAATAACCGTACCCTTAAAGAAAACCAAGTTCAGTTAGAACTTGCCGTAAGCACAGCAGAAGCATCGCTCAAGGCAGCAGAAGAAAACGCCAAGAAACAAGGTGAGGCAATGAACAAACTTACCTTAGCAAATAACGAGTTGGCAAAAGAGAAATCAAATTATATGAAGGTCTTTAAAGACCATAACCTGACTCGTCTTGCTCGTGCTAAACCTGGTATGATTGAGAAACGAATAAATAATGGAACTGAAAAAGTGTTTAGGATGTTAGAAGATGATACAAAAGAACTTATGGATGCTGATGGCGTCAACGAAGGAGACTACTAGTGAAAGTTTATAATTATGGATCATATCAAGAATATGTAGAGGAACAAACCTCGCACAACATAAGAAAAATTGGGAAAGGTGTTGTCTGGGTTAAAGAAAATACTATACGTCAAATTTCAAGTATTCATGGTCCGGCAAAAAATATAATTTGTCATGGTACTAGAAGTGGAGAAGAACAACAATTTTTTCTGAAACAATTTCCCCAAGCCTACGTTATTGGAACGGAAATTTCTCCTACTGCAAGCAATTACCCAAACACAACACAATGGGATTTTGCAGAACCTAAAGATGAATGGTTGAATAAATTTGATATTGTCTATTCTAATTCTTTTGATCACTCTTTTGATCCACACAAAACAATTGATTGTTGGAAAGATCAACTGAATGAAAATGGTGCTTTGTATGTTGAGTGGCCAATAATTCCTAAACATCAAAAATCGACTAGTATGGACCCAACTGGAGGTTCTGAATTAGAGCTCCGGTTGATTTTTTCTGAACATAAGATGAAAGAAACAAATTCTTTTGAAATAAAAAATACAGCACATCCAGTATTGGTAATTCGTTATGAAAACATGTAAATTATTCCCTCTGTTAACTTCACTCATTTTGTTGACGGGATGCAACATGATGCCAAGACTGGAGTGGGGCCCGAAGGAACAGATAATCCAACCGGAACCACAGATAGTAACGGTGACTGAAAAGGTACCTTTACGAATATACCAACCACCTCTTCCTCAAGAGATTGATTTACTCAACGTAAACTTCTTTGTCATTACCGAAGAGAACATCGAAGAAAAGGTCAAAGAGATCGAAAAGATGCTCGACGGACAATTTGTCGTATTCGCCCTCACACCTGATGGTTATGAGAAGATGGCAGAGAACTTCCAAGAGGTTCGACGTTATGTCAGACAACAGAAAGAGTTAATCATCTATTACCGTGAAGCAACCACAGAGTCCGAAGGGACTACCGCTGAAGAATGGTTAGAAAACAATGACTAATTATTTTTAGCGTTTGACAAAATCTAATTAATACTATATAATAGTTCCATCGATTAAACTAAACCCCCCTTGACGAATGAGGAGCGCATTCATATGCCCAGTAATTACTTACCTACCAGTTACCAAGAATTTATACACCTGTCACGTTATAGTAGGTGGTTGCCAGAAGAAGGTCGAAGAGAAACTTGGGAAGAAACTATTGGTAGATATTTTGATTTTTTCACAGAACACCTTGAAGAAACCTGTGAATACAAATTACCCGCTAAACTCCGCGACGAACTAGAAGAAGCAGTACTTACTCAGAAAGTCATGCCATCTATGCGTTGTTTAATGACTGCGGGTGAAGCGCTCAAGCGTGAGAACATCGCGGGTTATAACTGTTCATACATTGCGGTTGACAAACCCTCATCGTTTGATGAGATCCTCTATGTGTTGATGAATGGTACTGGTGTTGGATTCTCGGTAGAACGTCAACATATCTCACAGATGCCTGTTGTTGCTGACGAGTTTCATGATACCGATACCACTATCATTGTGGGTGACAGTAAACTTGGTTGGGCAAAAGCAATGAAGGAACTGGTTGGTTTATTGTATGCGGGCCAGGTCCCTGCTTGGGATATGAGTAAGGTTCGTCCTGCTGGTGCACCGTTGAAGACCTTTGGTGGTCGTGCATCAGGTCCTGCACCATTGATCTCGTTGTTCGAGTTCTGCGTTGAAACATTCAAGTCTGCTGCTGGCCGCAGACTGACCTCAGTAGAGTGTCATGATATTGTATGTAAGATTGCAGAGATAGTAGTGGTAGGGGGTGTACGCAGAAGCGCTCTCATATCCCTCTCAAACCTCTCTGATGACCGTATGAGACACGCTAAGGCGGGTCAGTGGTGGAATGACTATGGGCATCGTGCACTGGCAAACAACAGTGCGGCATACACAGAGAAACCTGATATCGGTATTTTCATGGACGAGTGGAAAGCCCTCTATGACTCTAAGTCTGGTGAACGTGGTATTTTCAATCGTCAATCTGCCAATATGATGGCAGAAAAATCTGGTCGAAGAGAGGTGGGTGACCATGAGTTTGGCACCAACCCTTGTTCTGAGATCATTCTTCGCTCGCGTGAGTTCTGTAATCTTTCTGAGGTTGTAGTACGTGCGAGCGACACCCGCGAGTCGTTGCTTGAAAAAGTGCGACTCGCAACTATTCTAGGCACGTTCCAGTCTTCGTTGGTTAACTTCAAGTACATCTCAAAAGGATGGAAGAAGAATTGTGAAGAGGAGAGGTTGCTCGGTGTATCTATGACTGGTATCATGGACAACAAATTCACCAACGGTAAGATCGGTGACCTACCCTCACTGCTAGAAGAACTGAAGGCAGAAGCAGTCAAGGTCAATGCTGAAATGGCAAAGAAACTCGGTATTAACCAGTCAGTTGCTATCACCTGTGTGAAACCCTCTGGTACCGTCTCACAACTCGTTGACGCTGCTTCTGGGATTCACGCAAGACACAATCCTTATTATATTCGCACAGTGCGTGGTGACAAGAAAGATCCACTGACCAACTTCATGATTGACAAGGGCTTCCCTGTTGAAGATGATGCGATGAACCCTGCAAACACCGTTGTGTTTTCATTCCCCGTGAAGGTAGACAAGGGTGCTGTATTCCGTACTGACATGACAGCTATCGAACAGTTAGAGATGTGGTTGGTTTATCAGAAACACTGGTGCGAGCACAAACCATCTGTTACCATTTCTGTTAAGGAACACGAGTGGATGGAAGTGGGTGCCTGGACATACGCTAACTTTGACTACATGAGCGGTGTATCATTCTTACCCTTCTCTGAACACACATATAAGCAAGCACCCTATCAAGACACTGATGAAGCAGGATACAAAGAGTTGTTGAAGGTTATGCCAAAGGATATTGATTGGTCAGAACTATCTCAATATGAAGTGAGTGATATGACAGTAGGTAGTCAAGAACTTGCTTGTGCTGCAGGTTTTTGTGAGATTCAGTAATGGAGGAGTTTCTCTACGTCTTAAATTGTCTCTCATGTGATGTTAGGGTACAATTAAAAGTTATTGACGAAGAAGAATTACCAGCTTTCTGCCCTATGTGTGGTGAAGATGTAAATGAGGAATGGTCTGTAACAAACTGATATATAATACCATGAATACTTGGTATTACAACGGCAAACCATATGAACCCACCAAAGAGGAACTAAACTCTTTGGTGGGTTTTGTGTATGAAATAGAAGAAAAAACCACTGGTAAAAAGTATATCGGCAAAAAAGGGTTTTGGAAGTCTAAAATATTACCTGTAACAAAAACCCGTAAAAGACGTAAAAAAACATTTGTTGAAAGTGATTGGCGTACATATTATGGTTCTAGTGAATCATTAAAAGAAATGGTTATTGAACAGGGTGAACATATATATAATAGAGTGATTTTAAAATTATGCATTAGTAAAGGGGCAATGTCTTACTACGAAGCAAAGCTTCAATTTGAAAATGACGTGCTACTAAGAGACGATTATTATAACGAATTTATAGGGTGTAAGATACACAGTAAACATGTTAAAATTTAATCAGTTTATCAACGAAGGGGTCAACGATCCCGCCATCTTCAAAGCAATATTCCTCGCTGGGGGCCCCGGCAGCGGTAAATCGTTCATCGCTGGTAAAACTGGGTTACCCGCTCTTGGGTATCGTGTAGTTAACTCTGACGATGCGTTCGAAGCAGCAATGAAAAAAGCAGGGATCGCACTCGACCCCGAGGGCATATTCTCTGACAAAGGTCAAGAACTACGTGGTCGCGCAAAGACCCTCACTGGTAAGAAACAAGAACTTTATCTCAAAGGTCGTCTAGGCATTGTCGTTGATGGTACAGGTCGTGATCATCAGAAAGTTGCACAACAAGCAAAGATGATGAAGAACATGGGTTACGATGTCGCAATGATATTTGTGAACACCGACAAAGAAACCGCACTGCAACGCAATCGTGAACGTGAACGATCACTACCTGACGCAGAGGTTGCTAAGATGTGGGACACTATCCAACAGAACGTTGGCTTGTTACAGAACATTTTTGGTAAAAAGAATTTTCTTGTAGTTGATAACTCTGATGGCAAAGACTACAAGAAAGAAACCCTACGTGCATACAAAGACGCGGTGAAGTTCACTAAAAAACCACCAGAGTCTAGAACTGCACGTAATTGGATTAAACAACAACAAAAGAAGTAACACTTGACATTTTGTCAAGTTTTGTGTATAATGAGCTATAAGCGATTAAGGAGATAATGAAGTGGTTGAAACAGTTAGAAAAAGAGATGTATGGGAAGTATTCCAAGCAGTAGAAGATGCAAAGGGAAGACAAAATAAAATTAATACACTCAGAAAACATCAAGATGATATGCACGTGAGAGATGTTCTACAAGGAACATTTGACCCTAATATCAAGTGGAACTTACCATCTGGTACACCACCATATACTCCAGCATCAGATGGAGCACCCCCTCCAAACTCTCTTATGAAATTACATATGAATTTTAAATATTTTATAAAAGGCCTAAGAGTCAGCGAAGAACTTTCTTCTATTCGCAGGGAAAGGATGTTCATAGATATGTTAGAATCTATACACCCCAAAGATGCTCAAATTTTAGTATCTATGGTTAATAAAAAGAAACCTGAATTTGAAGGATTAACAGAAAAATTAATTAAGGAGGCCCTACCAGATCTAATCCCAAATTGATCATGTAAATCCAAATCGATAACAAGGAGACTTGCCTATGGTAACAAACCAAATAGAAAGATTGAAAAAAGACTCTAGGGAACTTGGACACTACATACACAAGTTGAATAAAAAAGGGAAAGAAGACGCCGCATATAAGATGTCTAAAAAACAAGCATTTTTAGATGCAGCAATTCAACAAGTCACAAGGGGGTGATCCTAATCTAACGGGTGCCCTTAATTGGGCACCTATTTTAGGAAATATTATGCCGACATATGATTTAAGAAATACTAAAACCGGAGAAGAGATATCAAAACTCTGTTCTATTTCGGAAAAAGAATCCATGGTTGCAAGTGGAGAATGGGAACAGTTTCATTCACGTATGCCCGCTGATGTAACACATACCGGAAATATCATTAACAAAACTTCCGGAGATTGGAAAGATTTATTGAAAAATATTAAAAAGGGAGCTGGTGGTAATTCTGAACTAACCGCAGCACAAAAAAGAAAACATGGTTTCGTAGATAACACCATAAAAACATGAAAAAGTTTTGGAAAATATGGCAGTATTCTTTGGGTGGTTATTCAGATGACAAGACAGAACCTTACGATAAATATATCACAATTGTTCGAACAATAATTGTTAGTGTAAATTTTATAACATGTTTTTTTATAATGTCAAACGTGGTGCATAACTGGTGAAACCTAACAAACAAGAAAATATGAACATTCGTCTAGATTGGATGGATACCATAGAACCAATAACTCCTCACCAAGAAGATGCTTGGAAAGCATGGCGTGAAGGAGATCATCTTGCATTAACAGGTACAGCAGGGACAGGCAAAACTTTTCTTGCAATGTATCTAGCTTTAGAAGAGGTGATGGACAAGAACACACCTTTCGATACCCTACATATCATTCGAAGTGTTGTGCCTACCCGAGAGATGGGTTATTTGCCTGGTACCATTGAAGAGAAACTCAACGCATACACAGGACCATATCGTGCTGTTGCTACGGAGTTATTCAACGACCCAAAAGCATATGACAAATTGGTACATAACAATTATATCACGTTTGAATCAACCTCATATATAAGAGGCGTGACATATGATAGCAGTATCATTCTGGTAGATGAGATGCAGAACCTAAACTTTCACGAGTTGGATTCTGTTATCACACGGGTGGGTCAAGCAACCAAGATTGTATTCTGTGGTGACTATTACCAAAGCGATTTCAAACAAGAGAAAGATAAGAGTGGGGTTAATCAGTTTCTAAATATTCTAGATAATATGAAGAGTTTTACTCACGTTGAGTTCGGATGGGAAGACATTGTTCGATCTGATTTTGTACGTGATTATATTATGACCAAAGAATGGTTGGGTATAAAATAACATACATAAATTAAACAATAAGGAGTTTAACAAATGGATTTAATAATTGAATTAATAACAACCTTTTGGCAGTGGGTAATTGTTGGTATCATTATCATTGCTGGTTGGATCTGCACAAAATTTGACGGACAAGGCGAAGAGCGTGTTGGGTTCAAGCATGATGTCATGCCCAGTATGAAACCGTTGCCCATTGCTACGAAAGACAAAGGATTCTGGAAAGGAGTCTGGCTTTGGTTAATGGGTGTGCGTCAGTGGGAGATTGCAGAAGACTGGCACTTCGAAGTCAATGGTCAAAAGTATGTCATCCCTGCTGGATTTCAATTTGACGGTGCTTCTGTACCAAAATTTCTCGCCACATTTTTATCGCCCGTAGGCGTTCTGCTGATGGGAGGTTTAGTTCACGACTACATATACAAATATGCTACATTATTGAAGGACACCAAGAAACGTCCTAACTGCGGTGCGATGACACAGAAAGAAGCAGACATTCTGTTTCGTGACATCTGTATTGAAGTTAATGGGTTTAAGGTGCTGAACTATCTTGCATACTGGTCACTCCGTCTTGCTGGTTTCGTAGCATGGAATGGTCATAAAAAGCGCGGAACTCAAATTGGGTAGGAAATCGCCAACAATACATGACTATCTCGAAATGAGAATGCAAGATCTCAAAGACGAGGCAGCAAAATGTCACGATCAATATGACCGGATGTGGTATCATAAGATAGTGGCAGAATTGTATTGGGTCGATATGCAAATCAGGGGCAGGGAAGAAGGAGATTCTAACTGCCCTTTACCTAACACGAATTTAAAGACGGAGATACACTGATGGAATTAGCAAAAATGTATGTTAAAAAAATTATGCAAGAACGGACTTCTTTTGACGGTTTGACATTAATCGCAATTTGTGGTAGTATTATCTTGTTTGGCGGGATTGCAAAGTTAGCCGCATATGCAGGTCTTGCCTACGGATTGTGGACGCTTTTGAAAACTGAGAAGTGATATTAAGGAAATAAAAATGAACAGAGAAGAAGTGTTTGAAACACTAAAAATTGACGAAGGTGTGAAGTATGAAATATATGCAGACCATCT